CATAACCAAAGACTCCTGCAACTATTGCGCCTAGAATGTGGCGATAGTCTAGAGAGAAGTTTGATGTCGTTCCCCAGACTGCTAGGAAGGCTCCGACTGCTATTACTGCTGGGTGCTTCATGTTCATTATTCTCCGCCTAACATAGATACTTGAAAAAAAGCCCCGTCATTATCAGCTTCTTTCTTAAAGCTGACATGGCAGTGCTTAATATGTTTGTTAGCCCCTGTGTACTTGCGCCATTTCCAGTTAAGGATCTTGGAGCAGATGTGTCCATCGAATATGATGTAAGCAATACGGTTGTCCGCTTTTGACTTTGATAAGGCACGAAGCTGATCTGCAAGATCGCCCATGATGTCTGGCTTTGATCCCTTAAATAAGTCACGATCGATGTCGATGGCACGAACCCAACCTTGCTCATCTGGATTATGATCAGACTTGCGAGCAGCGTGTCGGGTATCACCGATCCAGCCATCCGATGTGCGGTCACGATCTGGGAACGAGTCATCGATCTGCTTTTTTAATTGAACAGCAGCCTTAGAAAGTCTTGGTTTCACTTACAATCCGAGTGCCTTTAAGTCATCTGTTGTTAAGCCAAGTGCTTCAAGTTTTGCAGTTGCACTTGCTTTGTCTGCTGCTGTCTGTGCATCTTGCTCTGCTTTCCAAGCATCATATTCAGCAAAGCCAGCCTCAAATTGTTCTTTAGTAATTGGCTCGCAATCGATGAACTGAATACCTTCATAATCATTGCCAATCGTTGCCCAACCACCCTCTGGAATAAGCATTTGTAAAACTTGTGTTGATGTTGTCATAATTAAGCACCAATTTCTATAAGAACTATTGTTGATAATGCTGATCCGTCTTGCACATAAACTGTGCCAGTTCCTGCACCCAACTTGTATTGGACTTTATAAGTGGTCGCTGATGTTGTTGCTGGAGAGTCTAAAAGACTAAAAGCGTAACTGCCTGCCGTAGCAATAAGCAAAGAATTACTGCGAAGAAAACCTGGAGTGCCAGACTGTTGGATTTGGGTAGCATCTCTCATGCAATTAAATCTAATACTTTGTGTTAATGAACTTTCGTCTTTGAACCAACCACCAACACTTATCAACACCAAAATTCTGCTACTGATTGAGGATGGAGTTATTGTCGCCGTAATTCCAGTGTCAGCGTAGGTTGTTGTCGAATTACTTGCGGGGGTTGTTGAACTTCCTTCAATAACTTGCAGAACTTTGCCACCACCAGCAGGTGCTGCCCATTTTAAACCAGTTGCTTCTGCTGAATCTGCCGTTAAAACTGTGTTGTTTGCACCTACACCGAGCCGCGCATCGCTAGTGCTAAAGGTGTATACATCGCCCTTAGTGGTAAGTGGTGAGACCGCCCCTGCCTGTATAAAATCATAAAAGATGGATGCGCCTGTAGCTGTAAAGTATAAAATGCCTGCATCGTTTTGTGGCAAAATTAAACTACCAGCCGTTGCTACTGTCGCTGTTCCTGCCGTAACTGTGCAAGCACCCGCGCCTAAGTTTTGGATAAACACAGTATCACCAGCGTCAAACAGTCCTGTATTAACTGTGATAGTAGTTGCACCTGCCGCGTTCATCGCTACAGTAGTGCCAGCATCGGCAGCTACTAGGACATAGGAAGCTGTCTTAGCCGTAGCCGATCCACCGCCCATCGCAGTTTGTTGCAGTGATGTGAGCTGCGCGGCAGATAACACCTGCCCTGTGGTGAAGGTTTGTTTAGCCATTTATGTTCTCCTTAGTAACTTAAAACGCTAGTGTCTAGAATACCGTATAATGCCGAATTTAAGATGAAGCCATCAATGATGGGCTCGGCTGTGCCGAATCGAACCTTCCACGAATTAGGTGTAACCGAGTGAGATACATTAAACACCTGCTCGGTCTTAGATAAGGTTGTGTTATTAGGCTGTGTCGTAGTCACACTGACTGGAGTAAAGAAGTCCATAGTCAGGGCAGCAATAGTGCCAGCCGAATAGTTATCTTGTTGCAGATCTAGGGTTAGCTCATCAACACGGACGACAGTGTCCTTACGAGATGCAATAAAAGCCTGTGCATAATCTAGGGCTTCGGCATCTGTCTGCATGAGCAAGCCTGATTGGTTATAGCTGTGGGTAAAGAATTGAGCGATGGACGTCGCATCTGAGGCAGTTTGTACTGCTCCGCCTGTTCTTGTAATGGTGGCTAGGTTGTAGATCTGAGTATCATCAAAGACCCACTTAACATCAAAGTAACCAATGGCTGTGCCATCATCCTTAAAAACGACTGGAGTGCCTGCAACGGATGAAACTGTCAAGTCACGATCTTGAAAGGCTACACGTCCAGAATAATCCATGTAAATTGCGCCAAACTCTGTGGTTGCACAAGTCTGTAAAGCTGCTAAAGCTGTGCGCTGTGTGGCTGGATCTGCCTGAACTGTTGTTAGTCCTGTATCTATGTCGCGTAGAGCAGCAGGCCATCCGATAGTGTCGAGAATCTTGCCAATGCGAGTGCCTGTAGTTTCACCTGCAACTGACCCAGTCACACCAAAAAATTGTGCGTTCTGGAATAGCCTAAAGCCATCGACTGCCGTTACTGTCGTATACACAATGTCACCATTGAATTTAGGTGTAGAAGTGTTATAGCCAGTTATGTACCCTGCAAAAATTGGATAAGTTACTCCCAAGTAACTTGCACTTATAGTCATCTTACGCATTGGATTTAAAAAATTGAAATAAGGTGATGCTGTGTTTTGTGGATTAAAGTCTCCATTTTGGTCTAAGATACGAATAAAAGCCGTGCCAGTCTGGAACTGTTCAGATGACACATTACGACCGCGATTTGTCTGAACGCTATCTAGAAGATTAGAGACATCAACAATAAGACTAGAGGCTGAATCTGATAGGACATCTGCTCCGTCTAATACAGATGAGTCTAAGATAAACGGATAGCCAAAACTAGCACCTGTTGAAAAGTCAATGATTACATTGATGACTGGTCTGCTCACAAAGCACCAGCCTGAGTAAGTGCGTCACCTCTACGATTAAGTTTAATAATTCCATCTTGAATTAAATTAGTTAGTTCATCTGGGTTAGCAATGGTGTTGGCATAAATGTTTATTGTGGCTGCGCGTGACTCTGCCTCTCTAAATGATTGTAATGATCCAGATGGTGCGCCTCTTGTCATAAGAGAACTACTCATCAGAGCTGCAAGATCGGCTTCGTTTTTAAGATCAAGCAAATCTGCAAAGGCATTGGCTCTAGCTGCTGCTGCGTCTGCGTACTCTAAGATTGAATCAATAGAAGCTTGAGCAGCGACAGATTTAGAGATAGGCGCAATAAAATCCCCTGCTGGGATTCCAGAGCCTAGAGAAGTGCTAGTTGCAATTCCTGCTTTACTTTGTCCAGTTGCGGATGCAAGTAAGTCAAGCATCTGTTGGATTTTACGCAAAGCCTGATTTAGGTTTTCTTGATCAATTAACTCTTTAGGTTTAAGCCCAGCAAGAATTGATTCAATCGATGTCAGTGTTACTTTTTGTCCACTAAGCACGCTAAGCGATTTAAGATCCTCATTAAGTTTAGCTGTGGCATTGATGATTGCCTTTTCATCTTTAGCAGCAATAGCATCTTCTAAAGCAAGGATTGATTGCTTTACATTGAGGCGCGCTGTGTCGTTGGCAATCTGTAAGATTTGTGCAGAAGATGTAGCCTTCCCCAGTTGCTCAGCCTGATTAGTAAGAGCTGCTGCAATCTGAATCTTGTCCATGTCAAAGATTTCCTCAGACTTATTAAGGGCAAGGTTAGCCTTGTCGATTGCGTTCTTTAATCTGGCTGCTTTAAGTTTTTTTAACTCATCTGCTGTGAGCTTCTTATTGACATCATTGGTCTTTTTGATAATGACGAATTGATTTTGCAGTGCTTTTAAGTGTTGATTATCAGATGCCTTTTGTACAGCAGCTACTTGTCCTGCTGCTGCTGCAATCTCATACCAAGCACCAACAATAGGAATCATTCCTACATCGAACTTAAGCCAATCAGGAAGTTTGTCATCAAGAGCTTGAATCTTCTCAATTAACTTGCCAATGCCACGAATTACATTTGCAGTCTGGATGGCAAAGTTCTGCATGCTAGTGGCTAGATTTTGGACACTATCATCTTCTCCGAGACCAATAAGGGCATCAAGCAAGCCAGTACCAATAATCTCCTTAGCATCATCGGCTGCATTAGCCAGTTTCTGCATTTGACCAGTCGGAGTGTTAGCAAGATTTTTGTTGAAATCCTTGTAGGTTGAATCAAGTACCTTGACAAGAGCTGCTGCGCGCTCGGTCTCAGTGCCGGACTTAATAGTCTTTTTAGTCTGTTCATCAAGAACAAAGCCGACCTTAGTCAGAGAGGCAAAGTTGCCATTGAGAGCCTGTGCTAAACCATTAGTCATCTGCTTGAACTGATCGGCAGAAGCAGCTGCTCCCTTTTCGGCTGTTACATAGTCGAGGATGGCAGGAGTTAAGGCTTTGATCGTGTCAATCTGTAAATTGAATGTTGCAAGTTGAGATTGAGTCTGGGTGATGTTTTCTTTATTGACTACACCAATGGCTTGCAATGCTTCTGCTTGGTCATTAAGAGCTTGAATCTGTGACTCAGTTGCACCGACTGTAACTTTTACAAGGTTAGCCAATCGCTCTTGTTGAGCCTGTGCTTCCAGAGCAGCCTTGATAGATGCTTTACCAAAAGCAAGAACCTGAGCAGTACCAAAGCCAAGACCTACTGCCTGAGCAAGTTTCTTTACATTCTTGGTGAGCTTTTCTGTTGAACTTTCGGCTTGCTTAAAGGCTTTATTACCAGTGAACTCCGCTGCAATATCAATGACTACATTTGCCATGTTTAGCCTCTCACTGTTGCTCGTTGATTAAGTTTAGTGGCAGCTGTGGAAATGGCTTTAAGGACGCCTTCTCTTGCCTTGCCATTATTCTCATCGTAGGCACGATAGAGGACGCGACCTTGCATGCGATCCTTGCCCTTAAGTGGTGCGCGGTATTTGCCATCTTGGTTAAGAACGAATCTGCTATCAGGGCTTACTTTGCCCATTCTTTCATAGATTGCTCCAGCTCTAGTTTTATTGAACACTTGAGCAAGAGATCTAAATCCTCTTGAATTGGCTTTTGATGGAGTTGTCTTATATCCGATGCCTGACTTAACAAGAGTAGGATTGAAAAATGGGAAAGTTGCCTCTGACATTTGACGAGGCAACCATCCGCTTAATACTTCTCCACGATCAGGCACATAACCTTTAGCCGATTTAGAAATTGGCTGGATTGCAAGTTTAATCTCTTTTTGAGTTTCTTTGGCTAGATCTGGAGTGAACTTACGGAGAGCCTTACGGAGTTCAACGCCGCCCTTTACGCTTGCTGGCATCACTGGTCTCCTTTGCTTCATCCTTGAGCCCTTGCACAAGTGCATCGAGCATGATCTTGTCCAGTTCTAATAAGTGCTGTGGCGGAATCCCTAACCTGATGCTTAGCCTAGCAATCAAGTAGGTGAAAGGAAGATCCCGCTTTAAGCTAAAGGGTCAGAGTCTAGAACCTCGACACTCTTGAGTGTCTCAATAAACTCCATCCCGAAAGGCTTAACAGTTTCACCTGACCTGCGTGTTACTTCCCATGCTAACCAATAGACATCGCTCTGCTTTTCTTCATCGCGAAACGCCTTATGAAAGCCCTTTTTAGCGTACTGCTCAAAT